ACTCCTGTGCCTGTATCTCTTAAAGAACCCCATTCTAGTATACTTGTAACTTTAAAGTCTCCTGCTGTGTTTAAAAACAGACCTGACTGGTTTCCAGAACCATCTGTCAGTTGTCTTAGAGTTGCACTTAATGCTACATTATCAATAGTCTTTAAAAGACCTGGATAAGTTTGTGAGATTTTAGTATTAAATAGAGTTGCCATCCTTTGATTTTTTTATTTTATTATTTTGTATCTTTTTTAAAAAGACTTTTAATTTTTCAATGTTTTTTTCTTTTACTTTATACTTCATAAAACCCAACCATTAAAAGTTGCATCATATGAAGGGTATATATCGTCATTAATATTACTAGTATATTCAGGATATGTAGTTTGGTTAAAACTCATAAAGTCAATAAATCTTCTAGAATACCATTCAGCATTTGTTCTTGCTTTTTCTGTCAAAAAATCTACTTCTTCTTTACTTACTGTGTCTGCATTCTCACTACGATGCTTATACATTCCACCATTACGAATTTGATATGCACTAAATGGAATATAATCAACTTGAGAAAACCAAATTAACATAGGAACAACATAATCATCTAATAATAGTTTCCATCTTGCATTTACATTTAAATCAATCCCTGCTACAATTGCTGCAGTAAGTCCTTCATACATTTTAGTACCTAAGTAGTTTTGTATGTGTATTTCTTGAGCAAGTTTTATGAATTGTATATACTTATCTGTATCTACATTACCATCAATGATTGAATTTCTTACTAAATCTGTTCTGTTTATAAATAATACTGTTGCCATTTTTTAATTTATTTTGGATATACTCCTCTGCCCGGTTGTTTGTCTGTTGCTTTTTTTGCTAAGTCTGATCCTCTTGGAAATTTTTGTGCATACCTAGGAATGTTTCTAGTTTTTCTATAACTATTTAAATTATTAGATTCTTCTGTATTTGTTTCTAATCTATATAAAACTCTAACCCATTTATGTTGACAATAAACTCCACCTTTTAGTTCAAAAATATTATAAGGCAAATCAGGTTTATGTCTAAATTCAGTATTTACATTTTCATCTTTTCGTTCACCTTTACCATCTTTTATTTGTAGTTTACCATAACTAGCATTGTCTATATCTTCAACTCTCCAAACTAATCCATTATTAGATAACCTCATCATTTCACTACAAAATGTTCTTGATTTAGGATACTCTCCCTCATCATTTGTTTTAAACATACCTCTAGCATATTTGTATCTAATTTTATATAATCCATTTCTACTATCTAATTGACTAAAAGCTGATCCATCATCTACACTTCCCACATTTTCCTCAGTAGCTTTTTTTAATCCAATTATTTCTTTTATTTTATCTAAAGTTGATTTTTTTTCTTTGATTAAATATTCTGCCCAATCCCTACTAGAAACTTGATTATTTTCATCTAACTCATCTACTAAAACCCACTGGTCACTCATTTTAACTGCTGAGTTTTCTAATGATCCTAATACTACTTCTACTTTTTCTTTAGATAATAGTGTTTTTAAGTCAGCGTGTTTTTCACAAGGCATAAACCAAACATCTCCATTTTCTTCTGTATGTTCGTGATAACCACCACATCCCATTTCTTTAGCCACCTCTATGGCTTTCTCTTTGGTTTTATAGGCTTCTTTACCATCAATCATTTTTAAAGTAAATTTGTCCATTTCAACACCTGTTTCTTCCTCAATATCTTCCTTGTCTTGTATATCACTATCTACCTCAGTAAATTCTAGTGGTTGTAAGGTTGTAAAATATAGGTTTAAGGCAATTTCATTGTAAGCTAGTATACTATCAAAAGAATCTATTAAAAGTTCCTGAAACGGTCTTATAACAGTATTGTCCATAAGTAAGGATGCTGTCTTAATTTCTTCTGCATTATTACCTAATCCTGTTGAATCTTTTATACCAAGTAACATTGGAGACACTATTCTGTGTGCTACCATTATTTTTTTTGTACTTTCTTCTGATAAAAATTGGTATTGGTTGTGTGCATCACTTAATTGAACTGGAGTTATCTCAGCTTGACTTTCTTTATTGTCATTAAATGCTAATATAAACTTACCTGCATTACTTGATCCACTAAACTTCTGTGCTATTTTAGTTTCAATATTTTGTCTTTCTTCTTGATTTGGAGTTCCGTTGTTAAAGTTAATTAACATTGAAGGAGACAATCCATTTAAAATATTATTTAAGTGGTAATTTGATACTTCTTCTTCTAATTCAGCATACTGTAAACCACCCTGATAATCTACAGGTGAGTAATAATAAAAACCTGACTTGTAAGGTTTAATATAATATATTTCTATATTTTCTTTTGACATACCAAAAGCAGGTATTCTTAAAGGCTCATCACTTCTTTTTATGTTTACCCAATCTTTAAAATAATAATAAGCAGGTATTTCTCCTTCCTCATTAGCTTTTTCTGCTCTAAGAGTTTCAATAGGCATATGCTCAATTTGAACAATTTTAGTTCTGCCTTTATTATAAATTATTTGCATCGCACACTGACCCATTAATTTAAGATCATAACATAATTTTCTGACTACATCTTTTTTAAATAAAGAAATCATTTGTGCATACTCATTAGGCTTTCTATTTGCATTTGTAGCATTTATACCTTTTCCATAAATTGCTTGAGATATGCCATTAATTGCTGCATTATTAGTAGGACTGCCATTGTATCTATCAATTAAATACTGAAAATAATTATTATCAAGACCATACTCAATCCAGTCCTTACCACTTACTTCTTTAATTTCAGGACTAGTGTATGTGCTTAAATTGACAAAACCAAACTCAGACATCTTAGAGTTTTTTTTATATTGTCCTTTTTCATTTCTTAATCTTGTTTTTTTCATCTTACTGTATAAGTATTATTAAATCCATTATAATGAGTGTACTGCCCTTTGTTTAGCTTGTAGTGGTCATTATCATTTAATTGATCTATATCTTGGTCAGTACAAAATATTTTATCGTTAAATATATCTTCTTTAAAATTTGAATCTATTTGCCATAAAACATCATATAAATTCCAAAAGCTATTATTAGTATTCCAAAAATTATAATCTACAAATAAAGATAAGTCATAAAAATGTGCTTCAACTAATATAGGATTAAAAACTAAATTAATTTTTAAATAATTACCTGAGGTAGTTCCTGATTGATTTATATAATCAACTGTTACATTTGTACTATCATCTCTTACTCTTATAGTAAAAGCACTATCGTCATATTGTCTTGGAATGACTGAAAATTCTTGAGCAGTTGCTAATGTTGTTAATATAATCATTACTTATATAACGTATAAATTTGATCAATTTGTAGAATTGTATAAAACAAAAAAAAAGCCTCCGATTATGAAGACTTTTTTTTCTAACTAAAAAAACTGATTATTACGCTGGTACTCCTGCTGGAGTTGGATCAATTGGTGCAGGTGTTGAAGCTGCAGTTGGAGTTTCATTTAAAAATAATGGAGCATCTTCTTCCATTCCTTCAAATGTTAAAGTAAACCCACTTAAATCTCCAGCGGCTGCTCCTGTTACGACAGTTCCACCTGTAACTTCCATTCCATTTTCTAAACCACACAAAAAGCTATTACCATAGTAGTCAACTACTACAGCATAAGGTCTTGCTTGTGCCAATCTTTGTAACTCTAAATTAGTTCTACCATCTAAAAATGTTAGTGTTAAATTTAATGTTTGAGTATAAAATGTTGTTCCGTTTTCTCTGCTACTTGTTACAGTAGTTTCTAAACTAGAATTTCCTTTAATTTCGTATTCATACCACGTAGGTGCAGGTGATCCATTTGTTATTGTAGATATTCCTGTTGCGTCTACTGTGGCAACACTAGCAATTGTCCCAAAGTCTGCAAAGAGTACCGTTTTGATACCTCCGAAAGCTGATTTACAGGGAATTTTTCTTCCGATTGTTAAATTACAAGCCATATTTTTATTTTATTTAAAAAAAAAGGTAAGTAGATAATACCTACCTACCTTGATTTATGATTAATTATTAATTTATGCGTATTCAACGATGTCTGATGCTATTCCAAACTGCACTGCACTTGTGAATCTCATTACCATTCTTACATTATTAGAAGCATCTAAGTCAGCCATATCTAATACCTTCACTACATTTGTGTCGTTAAGTATTCCTGTTCCGAAATATAAGTTACTTCTTTGTGCTGCAAACATAGTATTAGCAGACATTCCTGGACAAACAAATAATTTAACTCCATTTACTGTAAGTGAACCATTGTTCCACCATTGAGTACCTTGTGCGTTTACACCATTTGCTCCTAAACCATTAGCTGCAAATCCACCTAAAGCTTGTACATAGAATTTAGCTGCTGCTGAACCGATATACATAAATAAATCTTCTTTTCCATAAAGGCTAGATGGTATTGCATCTACTACTTTACTTAATTCAGCAATAATATTTGCTGCATTTAAGCCACCACCTACT